ACTTCAGGAAGTTCGCCATTAGTTTTTTCGTAGCTGTGACAACCAAAACAGTAGGTATGCCCATGACTTCCGTCAGGGGTTAGGTAGATAGCTAGATTATCTTGGCTATCACAGTTTTCGCATGGTGCATGTCTGATGAAATTGCTAGAGTTCTCCTGCATCTTTCATTTCCTGTATGTCGCCATCAGTGACTATGCTGTCTGCGAATTTGTAACCTTTAATATCTTCGTTTAATAAATATTCTCTGACATTAAAGTTAGGACATGTTTTTCTTTCATCAAGTTCATAATGTCCTACAATTCTTGCTTCAGGAAATTTAATTACTAGTTCTTCTAAAACTTTCTTTAAACTTTCCCATTGTTCTCCTGTAAAATTATCTTCTGGTTCTTTCCAGTTTTCTTCTACTGCACCACCAACTACACAAACTGAAGTTGATACATGATTATATTCTTTAACATGTGCTTGTAGTTCATCATCTGCCCTGCCTTGCTCAACAGTACCATCTCTTTTAATAACTTTGGCATAACCTATTTTTAACCAACCTCTTTCTCTGTGCCATCTATCTATATCTTTAGCACCTATCTTTTGTGAAGGTCTAGTTTGTGAACAATGTATCACAATGTATTTAGTTTCTAGTCTTGCCATTTTGTATTTCCTTTATTTCTTTTAACCATTCATCTGGTATTTCTTTTTTAGTTGATTGTACGCAGTGATATTTAAAACCAAACATCTCACACCATTTGCCATAAGTTGTTTTTGATTTTTTACCAATTTTGCTTTTTGAATTAGAAAATATAAATCTAATATCTAATTCTGGGTTTTGTAATTTTATCAGCTTCATCTTTTTTCTATCTGCTGAATTAAACTGTCCTTTAGTTTCAATAATAATATTTGAATTTGAAACAGGAAAGTCAGGTGTATAAGTTCTTTTCTGTTCAGGACTAGTGAAGGTTATCTTTATGCCTTCATAAACAAACGTACATTTGTTTTTGTTTAAGCAGTTGTAGACAACTTCTTCTAGTCCTGATTTCAGGAAAACAGATTTAGAAATCTGAACTCGTTTGAACTTCTGTCTGAACATCTGAGTTGACTTCGGCTTTATAGCCATCTTCTTTTTCAAAAGGTGTATCTGATTTACCTTCCACAAGTTCTAAAATTTGAACTGCTTTTATTCTAGCAGTAATACCTGCACCAAATGGTGCTGAGTATGGTACTAGTTCATAAGCAATTTTAAGTTTAGACCCACCCCAAATTGATTTTTCAATAGGGTGTGGTTGCTTTTGTGCATCAAGTAACTGAGGTCTTTGTGTAAAAGTTTCCTTAGTTTGTTTATTAACTCCTGATGCTTTTAGTTTAAAGATGAAGAAGACTTTATCTCCTTCAACATTATATCGTGGGTGAGGACTTTCCTTTACCTTTTTGCCTTTGTTTTCTGCAATCGCTGTTTTTAGACTGTCTGCCTGTGCATCATCAAATAATTTAATCATGTCGGTAGCTTCTGATTTAGCGACTTCCAAAGTCACCTTATATTCACCTGCGTCATTAAATTTAACGTCTGGTTTATTTAGGTGTGGATAAATTGCCTTGCCTACAACACTTACGTGTGTCGTTAGTTTGTTCATAGATATTCTCCTTTTATGTTAGTCTATCTAATAGTGGCACTTAGTTGCACAGGTGCATGTATTTAGATACAGAAAAACGTAGATTGCTTAACTAAGTCCAAATCAAGAGTTCCCTTTTTAGGCATTTTAGGAAATTTCTTTTGATTTTTCTCAGATAACATTGCATACATTTCATCAGCAAAATTTTGAAGTACATCTTGCTCATATACCTCACAAAATGCTTCTCTTAATGCTTTACCCATTAAATGACTGTCACTAGCCACACAACCAAAGCTGTCATGTATCATACTAAAATTATCTACTCCTAATTTTTTAGCTTTGACTACAGCAAGTTGAAGAACTGCACCATCATTTGCATGAATGAAATTTGGACATACTCCTAAACTCGTTGCCCTTCTAGATATTCTATTAGTATCATGTGCTATAGAAAGTTTGACTATACTATCACCCATTTGTGTCTTAACTCTTTTGCTTTCCTTCTCATAACAAAGCATTTGAATAGGTGCATTTAATGGTGAAGTCCATGTTACTGGAAGATTTTCAGACGCAACAAGTTTTGCAATGTCTTTTAAATATTGCATAATTTCTTTTGCTCCCACAATAATCTCATTGATACTTTCCCATAATATAGGTGTAAGCCAATTAGTTGCTTTAAAAATACCATCTTCTTTTTCTGATACTCTAAAAGTTTCTACTGATACACCTTTTTCATTTAGTTGTTTCTTCATGTGTTCTTCAATATATTTTCTGCATGAAAATTTAGTTAATGAATACGGCAAACACATCACTGGTTTCTTACATAGCTTTCTATCTATTCCGTAGTCTATCCACTTCTTAGCTAAAGGTTCATCTTTCATATCCCTAAGTTTCATAATAAGTTTTTGTGCGACTAAATTATAAACATCAGATGGTCTTTTACTTGGTACTAAGTTGGTAGCTTTTCCACCAATTTCATCACGCATCATAGCTGAGTAATGTTGTAGTCCTGAATTTGAACAGTCTGCTTGTATTGGTAATGTAGTTATAAAATCTGGTGAATAACCACTAGCAACAAACTCTTTAAACTCTATAGCCCACGCAAGAAAACAATAAGGTTTATCTGCACTAGCCCACCATGTATCTTCTAAGGGATTAGTTGCTGTTGCAATTATTCTGTCAGTATTATCTTTGACCCATTGTTCTCTAATAGGTAGTTCTTCTTTATCTACTTCTCCATATAAGTTAGCACCTGCTATTGCAAAAACACTATAACTATCATTATTACCCATTGGCTTACCAAACTTAAATTTAAGTAATGCTCTAGAATAATCTGCTGACTGTGGTGAAAGTAATGCAGGTTTAGGATAGATACGAAATCTAAAATCAAATTGGTAGGGGTAGAAAAAACCACCAATGTTTTGAAGTACAGTTGCTTCTTCCATAACTAATCTAACTTGAATAAATTTAGACATAGCTTGACCAATAGATTTATGCACATGTTGTGCTTCTCGTTTCCATTTAGTTAATGCTTCCTTGTTAGTTTTTATATCAAATGGTTTTGGTGGTAACTCCATTGATTGAGGATTTACTGGTAGCTGACCTAAATTAAAATCATTTTCCATACATGTTTTAATCAAATCAAATATAGGTTTATTAATAACCCACTCAGTTTCTTGGATTGTATTTATACTCTCATAAACAACAGGCATCTCATGTACCTTATTATTTAATTCTTCTAAGTATCTTCTGTTACTTGCTTTTACTAGATTGTAGTGCATTGATTATATCCTTTGGTTTATTTTCAAAATTATGTTTCTTTCCGTAGTACCCACCAATAAAAGGTGAAGTCCACTTTCTAGGTGGCATTTTCATAGGCATATACTTGGGAAACAATGCTTCATTTTTAATATTAAAGTTTTTTATTTCTCTGATAATTTTAGGTGTGGGTTGAACATAAGTAACTGTTTTCATCTTATTGAGTTTCATATTACCTACCTTAACTAAACCTAATAACTCACATAAGTGTATCATCTGCACACCTAAGTGAAGTCTATGTTCTTTAGTCCAATCATCAAAATTAAGTTCATGTTTATTCATACAATAAACCCAAACATTCTTTTTATATTGCCATCTATTAGTTTTCTGGGGTACATTCTTACCCTCTAATCGCTTGGCTACCTGTGTATATTCAGTCTTCTTCTGCTCTTTAAATAGCAATATTCTAGCTTCAAGCATTAAAGCATTGCCTAATACTATGGACAATTTATTTAATGTGCAATCACTAGAGATACCATCAATAACATTCTTTAAGATTATCAATGAACATGTATCAAATATACTTTGGTTATTAGACATCTTCTTTGTGTCTTGATTGAAGGCAGTTTGAGGAAGGCATTGTACTATTTTCTTTATAGCAATGTGGTGAGTTCCTACCTGTCCTGTGTCTATTTTTTCTACCTTCAAATGGATTAAACTAGAAAGTTTATCTATGTATTTTTGTTGGTGAAATAGACCATACATGGTCGTACTCTCTTGCTTCTTAGATTTAGCATCATTAATCAAATGGTTATATCTATCAATACCACCTCTTAACATCTGCTCCTCAAAATCTAATTCTTCTTGTATTTTTTTAGTGTAGTCTTCTGTGTCCCTGTGTTTTCCACCTACACCAACCTTAACTAACTCAGCTAATTGTTCTTGTAGTAGATTTGCTTGTGTATCAGACATAATGTGAACATTTCCTTACAGTTTGTATGCACCTGTGCAATGTTGCAATGGTTCTGTTGCATTTGCTACCAAACCCTTGCAGTTGTGCATATATAGATTTTAAAAAAAAGGTGTTGCTATTAAAGAACAATAATACAGCAGTGCATGTAATTTTTTTGGAAGTAGTTCCTAAGACCAGCGCGTCTACCAATTCCGCCATTCGCCCACAATTCTTGTGGCTTTATATAGGATAGATTCTATTTGTCCAATGAGAATAATTATGAAATATAAT